CGAAGCCTTTTAAAATAGAGTTGAACATCGCGTTTATCAAGTGTAAGGAAACCCCTGCTTGATATAGGTACGAATCGGGTATCGTAAGTAAGAGTGATGAAATAAGAAGATATAGCATTTTTTGCGTGAGTTTTTAAACGAAATGTCCAGACGCTAGTGCGTCTGGACAAACACGCTGGACACTTTCCACAAGGTACCGGAACTTGCCGGTCGTTACTATAGATAGGGTAGCGTGGGTTATTAACATGAAACGGTGTATCACATGCCATCTTAGAAATTAGGCGTGCCGTACTTCGGCATCTTTCTAATAGCCTTAATGTTATTAAATATATGTCCGTAAATGTTATCTACTGATGGGTCTTCTACCGCGAAAATACGCGTACTTGGGTCACATTGAATAAAAGCTCCATTAAGATTTGGTTTTGCGCTAAACTTGCGCCCAAGGTGCCAATAATCTAATGTTGTCCTCATTTCTCCTGCTACTCTACTATTAAGAAATTTATACTCTGCATATCGTGGTACATAACCAAAGGTTTCTCCTACTTGTGTTCCTGTTGCGTAAAGTTCAGCATTTTTAACCTCTTGCTCTCCAATATTTGCAAAGGTTGGCCAGAAGTAATCTAAACGATCAAGTTTAAGAAGAGAACGGTGAATACCTTGCTGATATGCTGTCTCTGGTGTTACTGAAATAAGACCTAGAATCCAACCATGTTCCTCTACATTATATCTAAATTCGTTTCCTCCAGACACTGAAATTCCGTGTCCTGCCATATTTCCTACTGGTAGTGTTGTCTCTGCTGTTGAAAGTACTTCACTAATAACCATTTTACCTTTTGAACCTCCTAAATATTCTGGTCTTTGAAGTCTAGCATCTGATGATTTTACACCAAAGTGTGCTAGAATTGATTCAATATACCTGGTACCTCCTCTAGCGTTTCTTTCTAACCACTCTTGTAGTCTAAATGCTCTACGTAGTGAATTAATGTCTGCAGCTTCTGCTGTACCTACTAGTTGACTTGAGTTATCAATATTATAACGAGTACCGGTTGTTGAACCTTGTCGGGCAAATCCTCCAGCATCTGAATGACTCAATGAATTTTGGTTAGTAAAGGCAGTTCCATCTGTTTGTCTAATAATAGTACCCCCTACATCATTTCTAAATGAAATATCAACATCTCCAATTGGAATTGTTACAGCATCTCCTTTTTGTGCCCATGGTAAACAGCTTGTGAAATAGTCATGTTGCCATGCTCTGCTTTTTACTGATTGTCTTGCTATAGGGTTAAATGTTGTTCCGTTATCCCCATCTACTAATGAATCTGGTACTTCAGCTTGAAGATTCTGGTCTCTATAATATTCATTATAAATTTTGTTATAAGCAGCTAATGGAAAAGGTGAACATACTTGAGCATTAGGATTGGGATATAGTAATCCGTTCCAGGTTGCGTTTGTAGGCATTCCTAAATAATCTGCTAAACTTTTTACTGGTAATGGGTTATTTGTACTTGTATCAAAATAATAAATATAAGGTGCTTGTACATCTAAATTTCCTGTGATCCATTGTTCCCAATTTGGCCATAATATACGGTTTGGTACAAAGAAATAATGAGTAGTTACATTTACTTTATGCATCACTGGTGCAATAAGTGGTGCAAATCTAAGCATTGTTTCTGTTCCAATTTTTACTTTGTCTCCTGGAACACATTCCATTACACATGTTGGGTATAATCCACCCATTTTAAACGACATTTTCACATCGTGTGAAAGGTCGAATACATTGCTACCGACTTTCGGTAGCTGAATCGAGTTAAATAAATTTGCTTTTGCCATTATAGTCTGATGCCTCCTCTTTGTACTAAATAAGTGTTGTTTCTTCTACGGCCGTAGCCTCTTTTTCTGCGGGATCTTCCGCCTCTTCTGTAGCGCATTTGTTTTGTTTGTTTAAGTTATTAATATGAATTAAAGTAATTTGTAATAGTGAACATACTGAATCTAATCTACTAAGTGCAACGGCGTGGTTGCTTTCATTTTCTAAAACTGCTTGATTTATTTGATTAATCAAATCATTCACGTCTTTTTTTATCTCTGTAGAGGTTTTTTCGTAGTACTTGTTTTCGTTTTCCATTTTAATATTTTGGTATCCACCAACTCATAGTTGATTTATCACGTTTGTTTTTTGGAAATAAATTATTGTATTTATTGTCAGCCCAATTTTTTACAGAAGTTTCTATATTTTTACCTATTCCAGAGAGTCCACCTTCTGGAAGTATGTCGGAAATTAATTGAGCAACTATTCTTTGCCATAAAGCATCTGTTGGCTGTATGCCATTTTTTTTAAGATTTATATCTAATTGTTTAATAACTCCGTCTTTTTTTAAATTCTCCAAATTTTGGTTTATAATATTTAATGTAGCTTGATCATTAATATTCTGAGTAGCCATATTTTTTACTCTTTGAATTGATTCTTGTAAATTCTGAGAATTCATAACGGCTCTTCTTTGGTTTTCACTAAGTGTAAACTCAATATCTGCTCCTAATTTGTCTGTTTCCATACCTGCTTTTTTCAAAGCATTTGTAAGGTTTTGCTCTGCAAAGGTATTACTTAAACTTTGTCCTTGTGTCCTAACTACTTCTCCTGCAGCTTGTGCTGCTTTTAGGACACTTTCTTGTAATAATACAGTATTTTGAGCTTTAAAGTTATCGTATTGTGCTTGCTTAATTTTTGTATCGAAATATCCTTGTACTAAGCCTGTTCCAATATTTCCAAATTCTGGTGTTCTAAATTGTGCAGATTGTACATCTGGTGTATTTATATTTTGTGCTGGTATTACTGCTCCTGTTTTATCATACAACATATTCGGATTTAATCCTGCATTTTTTAGTCTCTGCATTTGTTGCTGTGGACTGTTGTATTCATTTTGCATTTGCCAGTTGGTAAGATTATCCGTTTTAGTACGTTGATACATTTCTCTAGAAAATTCTCTAGATTTTTTATTCATCTTTCCTGTTGCGTAAGCGTTGGCGCCTTGGCCTGCACCGGCTATACCGGCTGCTATTATTGTTCCTGTTACTGGGTCAATTGGCATTTTTTTTCTTGTTTTTGTTTTTAATTTTCCACCTGCACTTGCACTGTCGCAGGCTTTCGTTTGTGTTTGGTGTCAATTAGCACTAATATATCAAGTAGTATTAGTGCCATTTTGACTTCGTTTCTCGAAGTCTTTTAGCCATTGCCCTTTTGTTTTCTTGCCATAGGGCCACGCATCGGGCAGTTTGGCCATAGTATGGCCAAACTGCCGCGTTTTTATTTTTCCATTCAGGGGGGTATTATATACCATTTTCTTCGATTTTTTCTTCTACGAAGTTTTGTCCATCGCTCATTTGCGGCTCACGTCCTTCGGCACGTGTGTGCTCCGCTAGGGAGGTTTGTGTTTCCGCAATTTTTTCGCGAATGAATCTAGCGTATTCAATACGCTCTATTGGGTCCATACGACTTACGTCTGCGAATTCTTCATCTTCTCCATAATATACGGGTGTAAATGTTGCTACTGATTGTCCTCTAGTATAACGTTGGACTAGTTCTTGTAATGACAAAGTCATGTCTGGAACCGTCTGACTTGGTTCCATTGACGATTTTTCCTCCTGTTCTGACTGTTTTTCTATATAGGTAAATGCTGATCTAAATTTTATTCCGCCCTTCTCGGGCTCGTTTTGCGTAAGTAATAATTCTTTCTGATTTTCCACTTTCTTTGAGTTGTTCATAACCTTCTAATGTTTGATGTTTTGTGTAGTATTCTAGTTCCTTTTGGTCTTCTATTGCTTTAAATTTTTCCGCTAATTTGTCTGCTTGAGTTCTTCGTTCTGGTTCTGTCCAGATTTTTTCTCTAAAGTACCTGGGTAAACTGATTTTCTTACCGTCTTCCAATGTTATGAAATTTCTTTCAATATCTGCACGATGATAATTAATTATTTTTTCAGATAAATAGTTGAGTCCTAATTTTTTTGACATTAAACTGAATTCTGGCAGTCTATCATCATTTTTGTGCATTGGTATAATTTTTCCTTTGTTTATATATTTTGCCGTGTATGCGGCTGAAGCTTCTGTTAGTTCTCCAATATGCACCTCTCCTTTGTCCCATGCTTTGTGTATAAGTTCTATGTCTGCATTGAATAATATGATATGGTAATGTGGTCTGAACGTTTTGCTTCC